AGCACGTTCCTCTGAAGTCGATTGATCGACCTCCCGGCAGAAATACCGAGAACTTCGATCAGTTTTGCGGTCTGACCGTTGAAGTTGGTCAGATCGACCTCTTCGTTCAAAGAGATGACCTGGCCGTATTTCGAGACGGTTGCCGTGAGGTCAGTCACGGTCGGCGTGGTGCCCGAACGGAACGGATAGCTTTCCGCTCCGGTCAAGGCGGTCAACGCCGTAGTCGTCGGAGTCAGGTTCTCAATTCTGCGCCACTTGACGGTCAATGTACCGTCATGCGGCCCTACCGAACCCGACCCTTCCTCGCTCAACAGGAAATGAGCGCAGACCGGCTTCGCGTTTCTCAGCAACACCTGCTGGAAAACATTGTTCACCGGACCCGCGATTTGGGTCGTGGTGGTAATCGTCATAAGGGGTTCCTTCTAGCTGTGTCTCAGCCAGAAGCCTTTGCTCTGTCGAGGTTTTTGAGATGAGCGTCAAACTTAGCAGGACTCAACGCATTGACATCGACTTCTTCTTCTGGCGGAGGCTCGGTTGATACACCCCTAGACGCAACCTGAGCAGCTTGACGAGACGCCGAAAGCTCCGGGTTTGGAATCTCAGCGACCAATTCGGAAAGTTCCTTCCCAACGGCCTTCAAAATCCCATTCCAAGCAGCAGGATTGGCTTCACGATTGCTGAACGCAACCAAGAACCTTGGGTCTTCGGCTTTCTCGAAAATAAAGCCTCTGACCAACTTCTCAGGGTAATTCTCAAGGGTTTCGTTGGATACCTTGATCGCTTTCACGGCCTCGGAAATCCCTTTGTTCACAAGTTCCTTGACCCTGCTTTTCTCAAGTTTCTCGATCCTCAGTTCAAGCCCCGTGTCGTCCTTCTTCTCAGGTTCATCTTCGGGTTTGGATGTTTCCTTGAATGTTTCCTCGCCTTCCTTGAGAAGATCATCCAAGGTCTTATCCTGTGCATCCGAGCCTCCGACCGCCGCCTCTTGATCCGTCTTTGACGGACCTTCGGGTTTGGTCTTTTCCTCGGTCACAGCTTGCGTGGCATCAGTCATTTCTTTACCTCTTTCTGACCTAATAACTCAATCAAATTCCTTTGTCCGCGAAGCTCCGCAGACTTATATTTCCACCTATCCTCCTGGCCCGGCCTTCCGGGTATGTATTCAGGCAACGGCCCCAATGCGCGGAGGAGTTCCCCCAGCACCTTCTGTAGCTGGCTGTTGCTCCTGAGCCGCACCAGGCCCTCCTGGCAAGGCTTCGATAAGTCGCTCGGCGTCAACAAGGTCTAATTCCTCCGATACCTGTTGCAAAACCTCTTTCGCCAACTCGCGCGAAATGCCACCCTGGTTTATCAACCCCGCCAGATTCGTGGTCAAGGTAACGAATTGAATGAGATTGGCCGCCCTTTCCCGCTTGGCGATGAAGCCCCTCGAACCCTCGACTATGAAATCGGACGACGGCGGGAGATATTTCCTGTCGATCTCGATGTGTCCCTCAATCCCGCGCATGTTCACGAATATCCTGGTGTTCGTCAGGATGTCCTTGATGTGCTCGTATTCCATATAGAGCCAAGTCCGAACCGCTGACTGTTCCAAGCGTCCGACGAATTCCTCCGTCCTCAACACCCCTCTTGAGGCAGCGATGATGGCTGCGCCCTCCGTGGTATGGCTTTTCGGCCCCCCGCCCCTGCGAGGGTCTTTAACCCCGATTTCATCCTCATATTGATTGAGGATTAAACCAAGAAGGCCAGCAAGGGCATTGGGATCGCCGATCTTGTGAACCACGAGTCCAGTTGGATCGTCCAATTCCCATATCTCGGTAGGACCGATTGTAGGCCCTCCCTCGGCTTTGAAATGCCTCTCCTGTTCAGAATACGATATGGGCGGTTGGGTGTTGAGCACCGCAGCGTCCGTCATGCGATTGGCCATCTCTGTGGCCATCTCCTGAAGGGGGCGGCCCTTCATGAGCGGCGACGAGCCATAGACGCTGTTCGCCTCGTCGTCCAGATAGACGCCCGTGATGTAAGACCTGAATGGCTTGGTAAGCTCGCGTATCCTTATGACTTCAGGATCACCGCCAATTCCCACAGTGATTCTCTGGTTGACAAGCTCAATGTCACCCCCCTTGGTTCTGGAGATAAAAACATCGCCCTCGAATTCCACAACCTCAACATCATTTTTGGTCTTCTTGTCCTTGCTTTCCTTGAGCGCCGCCAAGGCGGTCTTCCGCCACCCTTCCCCCTCCGGCGCGACCTTGGCGGCAGCCATGAGATCGGACTTCCGCTGCCACCAATTGCGGATAAAGGAAGGCTGAATCGCCAATCCCTCATGGAATACAAACTGAGGAGAATCATCGAGGAAAAGGTTCTTGATGGAAACCGGAATCAGGACTGGTATCTTCTTGGTTTTCTCAGTCACCCCGGCATATTGGTTGGTGATGATATCCCGTCTGACAACACCCAACCTTCCAGCAAACGTCCCGTATTTCAAAGCCTCTATGATTATCTTCATCCATTGGGCGCGGAAATCGTACTGGCTGTGGAAATGGTTCAAGGTCGAATGAACGATGACGTTGGCGGTGTCTTGGTCGGCGACTCCGACCGGCGGAATGTCTTTTCCAGAAATCAACGGATTGGCTTCAATAAACTTTATCCATTTATCGTCGCGCTCCGCCACTGGCCGGAACCATATCGGCTTGGCCGGAAACAATAATCTCATGCTGTCGTCGGCAAGAATCTCAAGGGCGTGCGCCTGCAGGGGCAATTCAATCGCGGTCATCCAGGCAAGTCTTCTGTCCTTCTCGTCGCTGGCAACCCTGGGAAGGGCTTCCATCGCCACCTGACGATCTACCTCCTTCCAGTTCTTCTCACGGTCAATTCTCGTCGGACTGCTCTTGCGATGTTCATATTCCGCGACGATCCATTCCGCGACGGTTCTGAAATCGCGCGGCAGAATCTTCTTGGCCATCAGGCGCGGCCCATCACTTTGCCGGTTAGCGCCAATGTGGTCATCGCATCCTCAAGGGCTAGTTTCTCGCAAGCCTCGAACGACGAGCCCGAAGTGAACTCGATGTACCGGCCCCAATTCTGGGCCGTCCACATGATCGTGATATGATCTGGAAAGACCTTGCGGGCAAAATATATCGTGCCGTGCGGGGTCTCCACCATTGAGGTAAGCACGAATCCATGCTTCTTCGCGGCTTCGATCAAATCGTTCAATACATCCTCGATCATGCCGCCAGGATGAATAACGCTCATGGCCCACCTACTATCGGTCTGGTGTATCTCGGCTTGCGCGGAGAGATGAAAACATAGGTTTTGGCTTTCCTGAGTTCCATCATCGCATAGCGAACCGCAGAAATAATGTCGTCGTTGACCTTCACGACCTTCCCATCCTTGCGATGGTACATGCGCTTCTCGCCAAAGAGCTCCGTCAGATGCCGAGCCACCTTGAACCGCCCGGTTTTCATTCTTTCGTGGATTTCCTGGTTGATCGGCTCAACCCCTTGAGGCCCGCCGATCTTGTTATCGTATCGGGCGGAGTCCCGCATCATGTTCACGCCATATTTGCGGTATGTGTCCTTTAGAGGTCTCCCCGTTCCCTTGTCTCTCTCAAGTCCGTCATGGGGCCACGCCACGGGTATGAAATCACTAGGATCGCGTGTCTTGAACGCCTCGGCGTGGTAGACAGCGGTTTCCCCCTCTTTCTTGTAACAATCGTAGAGATAGACGATATCCTGGTCGCGGTCGTGGGCAATCCATGCTCCAGCGGCGGGATGGTCGATCCCAAAGTCGCAACCCGCAATGCGGGCGAACCACCCCGGCATTCCGTTTGGGAAATCCGCGAGATCAAAGATTATCTCCTCATCCGGTATGGGCCAGATCAAACCCTCGCCCATCATTGGGACACCCATCGCACGGCAATCACGCTCGTAGGGTTCCCAAGCCTGGATTTTGCGCTTCCTCTGTTCGTCGTTGTAATGCTCGGCGTCATAGATCGTCATGACGACCAACTTCCTAGAAATAGCCCCTGCCGCTGGCTCCCAGAAAAGACCTGTTACCGCCGTCATGCCCTTGATCGGGGTGTAGGTCATGAAAATTATACCGCCCTCGCCCCCATCGGCGGCCATAATCCTAGCCTGCATTTCAGAGTAGATCGGCTTCGGCGGCCCCTCATCAGGCCATATCCAATCAACCGGCTTGCCGGTCCAGGTAGTGTCTTCTTGTTGATAGGTCTTGAGGGAGCATTGGCTTATCCCACCAGACTTGTGCCGCACGAAAATCTGGTCGGCCACGTTGGGGACGCCAGCCTGTCGCTTGGTGATGTCAAGGATATATTCCCCAGGGATGGCCCCTGAACCGGAATGATCCTTGGAGGCGAAGTTCGACGACCCAAGAAGGGCTTCCTGAACCACGTCCCGTGAGGTCTCGTTGGTCGGCGAGCCAGTCCAACCCACGTTCGGATGGTCGAATACCTTTCCTTCCCACCAGTCGGGATAACGCCCCGTCAGGTGCATGGCCGCTTCCCTACTGCCACACCACGTCTTTCCGTCTTGACTCCCGGCAGACAACATGCGTTCATTGAATGAACGCCCCGCAGCATGAAACTCTGCCTGCTTGGGATATGGCTTGTAGGAAAATAGCGCCCGGCTGGCCAACCGCTTGGTGATTATGCGGGCTTTCTCAGCGGCAGCCAGGACGCTATCGGACAGCCCATACGTCAATGGTCGCGCTTCCAGCGGTCGCTGAATGCAGGATCAGCCCTCTTGTCTCCCAAGGCTGGACGAGACAGTGGATGTCTGTGCCGTCACCGCCGCCAGTCATGAGAAAAGCCGTGCCGGGCACAAGGACGATCAAAGCACCACCAGTGCCAATGATGTCAGACACCCCGTTGATGAAGGCCGCCGACGTAGTGGCGAACAACGTCATGCCGGTCGTGTCTTCGGTGGCCGCCCCTTGCGAGGCCCCAATCGTGGTGCCGAAACGGAAGTAAGCCACTTCTTGAGCCGTGCCCCCGCCCTCGTAACACATCCCCACATAGCGGGACTGCATCCCGAAGTCGAAGATATCGGTGGTCGATGCACTGACACCATCACGACCTGTCCACATTCGAGCCCCAACCACCGTCCGGCCGACCATCGCCGTGCCGTCAACGGCATATTCAGGCGCGTCCATCTGGGCAATAACTGGCGCGGTAGGCACCAGCAATGCCAGGGCAAATAACAAAGCGAGAATTATCTTCATGCGTCCTTTCCTCTCAGTTAAGGGCCAATGGCCCACAAAACCTCCGGTCCCCCGGAGGAATACGAATCAATTTATGCGATTGCGGCGAATACGAATACCGCAAGACCCAATATAAACGCCATCACAATAAGCCAGCCAGCGCCGTAGGAATGGCTGCTCGGCTTCTCGAATTTCATCATGGCAACTCCACCTTCAACTCATCGAGAATCTTGCGGCGGCAACCCGGCTGGCCATATCGCTCTCAAGGCTGTCGGGTTGGCAGCGCCGGTTATGCTCGCTGCAATGGCCCCGAAGTTCATCGCTTCCAAGGCGGTGCGATCTGTGGCGTGACGATCAGCATTCGCGGTTTGGCCTTTCAGCCGTGCTTTGTTTTCTTCATTCCGCAAGAGGTCGATTTCCAACCGCCGCGCGATCTCGATTTTCTGAGCTTGGATCACTCGCGCCTTTGCCATGTCGATATCGATTGGGCCGCCCCCTACAGCCCGCGTCCAAGCGTTGCGGAACCAGTGGTCTGTCGGGATAGTGGCTTTATCGACTATCTCTACGTCTATTGCATTTGCTGGAACGTCCATTGCCAGGATCGCCGCGAGCGCATCGGCTTCTGTCGGGAACCTAGCGACGAACTCTGGCGCTGGACCGACGATGCTAACGCTACCTTCACCTCGCGTGAAGACGATCCTGAGATGGTCGGCCCAAGCGTTCGTGGCCCAGGCGACGAAAACGAGAAGTGCAAGGGAAATAATCCGTTTTGTCGTCATCATTGGTCTCCAAAGGCTGTTATGTGCCATACGGATGGATCTTTAAGAGTATCCGCAGCATTGCCTTGTCTTGATTCTGCTGTGGCGGTTCCAGCTATAGGAATTCCTGCGCCGCCTGCTGATGCAATTGTAAACACAAGGTTTGCACTTCCTTCAAGTGAACCAAGAATGACATAATTAGCGCCGCTGAAATCGGTGTCCCAATTCACAACTATTATGCCGGTGCCAGGGTCTTCTACCGACGAGACATTGTAGCTGACGACTATATTGGCGGTGAGACCAGCTTGAACCCAGGCTTTAGCCACGCCGGGGCTGTGCGTGATGAGATCGGGCGGGGCGTAGGTGTTCTCATCCGTCTCGGCCTCAAGGGCGGACTGAGTCGCTTGAGACGGGCTGGTTGCGGTCCAAGCCGGATTGGCCCCAGAGCCGCCAGTGGCGAGCACCTGATCCGAAGCGCCAACAGTTAGAATCACCCAATCGGTGCCGTCGTAATACATGATGTCGCCCTGGGCATCAGACCCGAGGGCGAGCATTGTGCCGTCAACGGCGTTAGAATTGATTACCACCGTGCCCGTTGCCGACACCGTTGCGTTACCAGTAAAAGCTGACGCCGGTAGGAAGTTCTGCAACGCCGACGAATCGCCGATGTGAAGGATGTTCGCGTCCGCCTCCCAGCAGACCTGCCCCTCGGCGGTGCCGCCCGAACACGCGGTCGCGTGCTGTGGGAAAACAAGACCCTCGGTGGTCGTCGAGGCGTCGGAGCTTGACAGGTCCACGATGCCCGTCGCTGTGATCGTGCTCCTCGTCGTGACGACCAGGGTGTCTATGGTTGAAGTATCAATCGTGACGCCGGTAGTCCTAACGTGAAGGCTCGCAACGCCACCGGCAACCAAGGAAAGTTGATCGGCCCCGGGCCAGCCTATGCCGGTATTCGGATCGGTCGCTCCTAATGGTAGAATGTTAGGCACAGTGGCCGTAGGCGTTACGGCACGAAGCCTAGCGCCCCCGACCGACGCAGTGATTCCTTGGTCATTAAAGGCGGCTTGGTTGACGCCGTTGATTACGATATTTAGGGTATTTGTACTGTGACCGATGCCTGTGTCATCGTCAGACTTGTTGGGAACCACGGTCGGGTTCGTGTTGCTCGCTGCCTCGTTTTGGAGACAAGCGCCGGTGGCGTTGGCAACACAGATATCGCTGCTAACGCTCGTGAGGTCGGAAACAGTGTTGAATCCATCCGACCTGACGATCTGCGGAACCGTAAAGG